ATTTTTGGTACAGGAATTTATTGTGACATTGGTGGGGCAACATCCATTACAGTTCTTTTGAGAGACTAAAATGGCTAAGGTCATTAAAAAATCTGAGATGGCATGTAACTCCCCAAAAAAGACACCGGGGCATGCTACTAAGTCTCATGTAGTTAAAGCCTGTGCTGGAGGCAAAGAGAAGATTATTCGTTTTGGTCAGCAAGGTGTAAGCGGCGCTGGGTCTAGCCCAAGCACGCCAAGTGAAAAGGCGCGGCAAAAAAGTTTCAAAGCCCGTCATGCGAAGAACATAGCCAAAGGCAATATGTCTGCGGCATACTGGGCGGATAAAGTGAAATGGTAGCCAAGACTAAATCCAAAGTAAACGCAGCAGGCAACTACACTAAGCCTGAGTTGCGTAAGCGGATTGTGTCGCAGGTTAAAGCTGCGGCGGTTCAAGGTACGGCTGCTGGGCAGTGGTCAGCCCGTAAAGCGCAGTTGGTGGCTAAGAAATACAAAGCGGCTGGTGGGGGGTACAAAGATTGAAAGCCTCGCAAAAGTCTCTAAAAGATTGGACGGCGCAAAAGTGGCGTACAAAGAGTGGTAAACCGTCAAGTAAGACTGGTGAGCGGTATCTACCAGAGGCGGCAATTAAAGCGTTGACCCCCGCAGAGTATGCGGCGACTACTAAAGCAAAGCGTGAAGGTAAGGCAAAAGGTCAACAGTTTGTAAAACAACCCGCTAAAATAGCGAGCAAGACATCTAAGTACAGATAGGAGTTTTAAATGGCGCGATACCTACGAAATAAACAAGATGGTTTTATTTACGACTATACTGAACTACTAGCTGAAAACCCACTGGTTGAGGAAGTAACTGAGGAAGAAGCATTTCCTGAAAAATTTATTCCAAAGAAACAAACTGGTCGTAAAACTGGTTTAAAGTTAGAGACTCCAGCAGAAGAAATTCCAGTTGAACCTCCTGTTGAGAACGCCGAACTTAACGCAGATGCATCTAAGGGATTACCCGAATGATACTCAATGATGTAGTTACAGAGGCCCGCCGTCTTATACAAGACATTAGTACACCACAGCGATATAGTGATGCGGTGCTACTAGGCTTTGCCAATCAGGCGCTCAAGCGCATGGCAGTGCTTCGCCCCGACCTCTTTGCCTACATCGGAGAGATTCCTTGTACGGCTGGGACTGTTATTCAGTCGCCGCCGTCTGACTCTATTCGTGTTATTGAGATTTTCCAAGTTAAAGACGGCGCAGGTGTCACTGAAGTTGACCGCACTGTTCTTGACCAGACCCTCCCTAACTGGATGAACGACACGGCTGCAACCACTGTTAACTGGATGCGGCACGTACGTAACCCAAACAAGTTTTTTATATACCCTAAAGCTCCTGCGTCGTTGATTCTTATTGGGGAATATGCGCAGACTCCTCCTAATTACACAGGGTCGCAAACTGTAGCTTTGCTACCCGATGCTTTCTTCCCTGTCGTAGTTGACGGGACTGTGTTCCTAGCTGAGTCGGTTGACAATGAGCATGTAAACTCTAACCGTGCACAGTTGTTCCAGCAGGCGTTTACCCAAGCATTGGGCGTAAGCGCACAGGCAAGAACCTTGACTGATACAGAAGAAGCGGGTTTACCTAACGAAGCGGTGGTCGCATCATGAGTACTCGCACATTTCTTTCTTTGGCTAACCGCCTTGCACCTAGCGTGCCGGGCTGTCCTCAGCCAATCTTAGAGCAATATATTCGTGATGCAGCAATCGAGTGTTGCGAAAAGACGCTTGCATGGCGCTATGAGCAGCCTTCAATCCGTCTAACACCGGGGGTGTATGAGTACCCCTATAACAACCCATTGCAGACAGAAGTCCATGCTTTTCTGACTGCCGCTGTTAATGGCGCACCTCTTACGCCTTTAACGCTTGAGAAACTGTATATGCACTACCCCAACTGGCCTGATTTAGACCCAGACCAGAGGGCTGACCCTAGGTATATTTGTCAACTAGACCCTGATAATTTTGTACTTGCTCCATTACCTGATGCTTCTGTAGCCTATGACCTTAAGATGATTGCTGTCTTAAAGCCGCTACGCACAGCTACCGGCATGGACAAGTCAATTATGGATGACCTAGAGAATACGATTATGCATGGTGCGTTGCAGCATTTATTGGTTATGCCGAACAAAAATTGGAGCGACCGTGAATTGGCAACGTATCATGCTAAGCAATATATTTCTAAAATAACCGAGCGCAGAGCAAGGGCTAATCTAGGTGCAGCACGTGCCTCGATGAGTGTCCAAATGCGCCCTTTTGCGTGAGGTTACTATGGCTGTCGATGTCATTCGTTTAGTAGAAGGTGATGAGAGACCAGTCATTGTTCTCACGTTGACCGACGATAATACAGGGTCGCCAATTGACTTATCTTTGTCCACCACGGTGGTAACTATTAAGTTTCGTGAGGCTGGTACAACTACGCTGTTGTCAACGATTAGCACTTCAAAATTAAGTGGTGGTACAACAGGGCAGGTACAGTTTGACTTTACAGGCGGTGTGCTTAATGTAGACCCCGGCATGTACGAAGGTGAGATTGTCATTAACTTTAACGGGCAAGTCCAGACTGTGTATGACACCTTACGCTTTACGGTTAGAGAGAACTTCTAATGGCTAATATCCGTGCCTCCTATGTTGTTTCGCAAGTACTGTTGGCGACCACTACCTCAGTGGTTATCAATATTGCTGCGATTGGCGGAGCCACGGCTACAGCACATGCAACACCCGTAATTAAAGCGTCAGCGTTTGTTGTACCTACCACTGCACTGGAGAATGAAATTGTCCAGATGTCGGACTTCCGTGCGCTTAATATTGGGCAAATATCTATTGACGTAGCCACGGCTACGGATGACGTAGCTATCTCATTCGATACCTCGTTCACAGACTCTGTGACGATGACGGATGCAGTCAATCGTATGTTCTATGGCAACATAGACTTTGACCCCACCGACCCAGACGCTGACCCAGACCCAATTAATGTTGCAGACGCAGATGAAAAAGAAGTAGGGAAAACCCTAACTGATACTGCCGAAGCTACTGATGCTGACGTTAAAACTACTGATAAAGTGTTGTCGGACTCCACATCTAGTGTGGATGACGTAATCAATACTAAAGATATTGGCAAGTCATTGGCTGATGCTGCTACAGCAGCAGACAACATCAACACATTTAACACAGACAAAGTTGTTGCTGATAGTGCGACGGCTACAGACGCAGCGGCTAAAGACTTCACACGCCCAGACGTTGTTGATTCGGTAACTACAGCAGATGATTCTTCACGTCAGCCGGAGTTGGGCAAAACTGAAACAGTAACTGCTTCTGATGCATTTGGCCCATTTGATATAGGGGTAAACCCTAGTGATGCCGTAACTGCATCTGATGCAGTAGATTCTTTTGCTGTCACGACTGTCTTGGCTGATTCCGTTGAGATAACGGACTTTATTGCTAAGACCCCGGGGTATGAGTTTGACTTTGACGTAACTGATGCTGACGCTGATGCTGACCCAGTAACCATGACCGAAGTCATGGCGAAAGACTTTACCCGCCCTGACATTACAGATAGTGCATCGGCTACGGATGCTATTGCTAATAACCCCGATTTATCAAAAACCGATACTGTTACGGCTACGGATTCTGATGCGAAGTCCTTTGACACCGCACGTACTGAGTCTGTATCCGCAACAGATGAGGCTGCTATTAGCACAACAAAGGTTCTGACTGACGCTACTACCGGGGCTACAGACGCACTGGTGGTTGAAGTAGGTAGTGTTTTGGCTGATGCTGTTACTGGTACAGATGCAATCAATACTTTCTCTGTCAGTCAAGTTTTGGCGGATACAGCATCTGTTACTGATAGTCTAATTACTACCCTTATACTTGGGCAGTCTACACCGCTCTATGACTTCGCATTTATGTCGGATGACAAGTTTACGTACTTCGCAGTGCCGGGTACGATTAACAGTCATCTAATCCACCAACCTGTCGTTAACGGTGAATTTGTACTGACAACTGACCCCAATGCTGGTATCGTATATACCATCCGCACGGAGTCGTACAGTTACATGTTTGCTGGTTACGGCTTGAACGAAAACCAACTTAACTAAGGAGTA